TTATTAATATAAATTTTTATAAAAATTTATTATTATATATAATATAAGTTATTTATATTATCTCTTTCTATTAATTTTATTAACTAAATTTTTATTATACATAAATAAATCATATTATATTTTTTTCTAAATAAATCATTTTATTTATAAAAATATATATCAAAGATGTGTAATAAATTAAAAAAAAATAATTATTTATGAAGTAAATAATAAATTATAAGATATTCAAATTATTATAACTAAAATACTATTCAATTATGATATTATTTTAGACTAAGAAAGTTTTTATATCAATATTAAAAATTTCTAATTTAATATAAATATTTATTAAATTTTAAATGTAATATAAGATGTTTTATTAAATAATTAATAATTATTTATATAAATAAAAAAATATTATTAAGTAAGTTATTTATAAAATAAATAACCATATCTAAAAAAAAATAAAGTAATAATAAGATTATTTTATTTTTTTTATATAATTTATTAAGTTGGTTAATAGCTTAGTTAGAGTAAGCGAGACCACCCATACCACTCATAATACGTAAGACGTTGTAGTTAGTGGCATAGACACGGACCTTAGAACCGAAGTTTTGGTAACCAAGACCAGCAGAGGCAGAGCCAGTGAAACCATTAGCAGTGGTAACTTGACCAGCAGCCTTAGGAGTAAGTTGGAGTTGAAGGACAGCGGAGTCAATACGGGAGAAGTTGCAAGTTCCAGATGGTTGGTGATCCTCAGGCTTAAGAGCGAAGGAATAAACGTTGATACCAGTGGCAGGAACGTTAGTGTGGTGTTGGTAAGGTTGGACAAGGTTAAAGTAAGAACCAAGGCGTTCAGAGAAGCGATCATGACCGTTGAGTTGGAGCTTAGCACGAACAACAGGGTTACGACCAGCACGGACGGGACCAAGACCAGCATGATCAGCACCAGAACCGGCATCAGTAACTCCGAAATTGACGGGAGCACCGAATTGAGAGGCATTGACACCAGGACCAGCGAGACCAGAGAAGGGGAGACCGAGAGCAGCAGATAAAGCAGCAACGGGGAGACCGAGTTCTTCAGCAAGACCAGCAAGGACACTGAGAGTTCCAGCACCATTGACACCCCACTCAGAAAGACCGAAGACTTGACCATTATTAACAAGACCAGAAGGACCACCGAAGGCACCATTCATAGCAGCTTGAGAGGCTTGAGCGGATAAGAGGAGAGGGAAGCTTTCAGCAGCGAAACCAGACTCAACATTACCATCAGTATCAACATCATCAGTGTAGTTGGACCATTGCTTCCAGTTTTGAGCAACATCATCACGTTGAACAACCCAGACAAGTTCCTTGCAAGGATGGTTGAAGTTAAGCTTAATCTTAACGTTAGTGCTAGTAACAGATTCATCACCAGTGAATTGGAGTTGTTCAATGAGATACTCATGAGACATTTGAGCAAAGCGGCGACGTTCATCAGTATCTAAGAAAACGTAGTCAATGTAGAGAGAAGCATACTCAAGAGGAGGAACACAGACACCGTTTTGAGTGTTACCAGAGGCACAGTCAGCAACGGAGCAAGTAGCACCAGCAGGACCAGAGATGATGTATAATTCATTCTTAGGACGGAACTCAAGGTTAATACGGACTTCATGATATTGTAAAGCAATAAGAGGAAGAGCAAGACCGGGGTTACGGCAGAACCAGAATTGAAGAGGGACATAGAGAGTAGTAGCCTCAACAGCCTTTAAACCAGCACCAGTAAGGGCAAGAGTGTTACCAACCATATTGTCATAACCGACTTGATGACCGGGCTCTTGAGTGAGCTCGTTCCAGATGTTAAGCCAATCACCGTAATGCTTATCAATACGCTGACCACCGATTTCGACTTCAACGTTCTTGATTAAAGCGTGACCAACATAATTGACCCAACGGAAGAAGCAAGAGGTGTTGGAGGGAACAGTGACAGCGGGGAGAGTAGCTTGGAGATAAACATGATAGATAAGATCACCATTACGGGCAACAGTGCAGGTAACTTTCTTACCGAAATCAACCTGACCATTGAAAGTTTGTTCAATAGACTCCATAGCGAAGTTAGTATAGCGGCGATAGACGACCTTCCAGAAGGTGATCTGAGGATTACCGGTAAGATACACATCTTGTGCACCATAGGCAACTAATTGCATTAAAGCACCCATTATTAGATTTTATTTATATATATATTTAATAAAGAAAAAAATTAAATTAAAAATACACGCAATTAATTAAAAAAAATACATTAGGCGAGGAATACATATTTTTAATTAATCTTAATTTATATAAATATTTTAATTTTTTATAAAATAATTAAATTAATTAAAATATAATTAAATAAATTTTAAAAAATAAAAGATTATTTACCTTTATTAATAGAAATATTATTATAAGAATTAATAATATTATCTAAATCAAATTCAGTAAATTCAGGCCAAAGTTTATCTAAAAAATAAAATTCAGAATATATTGTTCTCCATGGGAAAAAACCTGAGATTCTATTAGAATTACCAGTTCTAATAACTAAATCAATATCATTATTAAGAAGTAAATGATTGGTAAAATTATAAGAATGATTATTAACAGCATTAATAATTTCTCTTCTACCGTCATAAACAATAGCATAATTAATAATAATAATATTAATATTATGTATTTTAGATGAGTTTAGATTGGTAATAAAAAATATAAGATTTTGTAAATATTCAGGTAAAAGATTAATTTCTCCTAAGAAATTAAATATATAATTGATAAATATATTTTGGTTATTTTTGATAAAGAGTAGATATTCTTCAATAATTTTATAAATATTATCTTTTTCTTGAGGTGATCTATTAATATAATTATCATAGGAAAGAACATAAAGAGAGCATTCTTTAAAAATACCAAGTTTATAAATATATGCAATAATTCTTTTAGAATTGATAGCACCATAAAGATGACCATTAACATTAAATTTTTTACCAAATCTTCTATTACCATCAAGAATAAGACCAATATGTAATTTAGGATTATAATTATAATTAATAAAGGTTAGATCAATATTATTATTAAAGATATCATTAAATATCTTAAGATAAGTTTTAGATGAGATATTATCATGAATAGAAATATGGTTAGAATAATTAATATTAAAATTAATATTTAAAAATATTTTTTTAAAATAAATAGTAATAATATTTTTAATCATAAAGATATAATTAGAATGAGTAATATTCTTAAAATGATTGAGATAAATATTTAAAATAGAATTAATAATAAATCCTAAATCATTACCATTATTTTTTAAATGAATAAAATGAGTAAGTTTTTTATTAAAATTTTCATTATTATTTATATGATTATGAACAGAGTGTATTCTATTAGAAACAATAATATCAATAGTATTTAAAGAATAGTAAATATTTTTAAGTAAATTAATAATATATTTTTTTTTATGATTTTTTAAGATGATGAATCCTAAATAGAAAATTTTATTATAATAATGTTCAAAAGGTATATTAATCTTATTAGAATTAATAAAATCAATAAAAATAGAAAAATATTTAAATTCAGATAAAAGAACCATATAATAAGATGAATAAATATTAATATTATAGATATTATAATATTAAATTATAAATAAGTTGTTATATATTGGTTAAGATCAATTTCTTTTTTTACTTTATTAATTTCTTTAGTAAGTTCATAATTACCATTATTAAGTTTAGTAATAGTCCAACCATCTTCAAGAGCATTAAAGATAAATTTCATTTTAATATCATTTATTTTATTAATAGATTTAGTTTTTATTTTATTATTCATAAATAAAATAATATAAATAATAAATAGAAGTTTCTATATAATAGAAAAAGAATATAATAAATTATAAAAAACGAATACGCTAAACAATTCGTTTATAAATTAGTTAAAAAAATTTAGATAAGATATAATATAAGATTTAAGAGTAATATAAATATATAATAATATAATGTCAACATTTCGGGTCAAAAATGAAAAGAAGATAATATATGATGATAGAATTACGTTAGATGCTAAACATAAAGAAATTATAAAAAACTTTAAATCAAAACAAAAAGAATTATTAATATTAGAAAAAGAATTAGATAAAATAAATAATGCAATTTCAAATTCAAATAAAAAAAGTGAAATGTCAGATGAAGAATTAGATAATTTTTTAAAAATAGTTAATCAAAAAAAAATAATAAAAGATCAAATAGATAAATATAATTCAAATTATGATTTAAATAATTATTTTTTAAATACAGGACATATTTTATATAAATATTATGATAATATGAAGAAAATGAGTGATAATACAAATGAAAATATAGATATAGATAATGTATTAAAATATGATAATAAAAATATATTAAAATATCTAAATCCAAAAAATAATAATAAATTATCATCAGAAGATATTTTAAATGAAGAAAATGAATATTGGCAAGATGATGAAGAAGATTTAGAAGATATAAATATAAATTCAGATATAAATAGTGAAGATATAAAGAGTATAAGTGATTATTATGATCCGAATAAAATATTTAAGAAATCTGATATATTGAATGATTATTTACAGATAGTCGATAATAATTATATAAAGCGAGTAGATGATATTTATATAGATATAAATATATGTCAAAAGTGTGATATAGAGAAGATATTAAAGAGCACAGAGGGTTATATGGTATGTCCGAAATGTGGAAAAATAGATCAATTAGTAATAGATTCTAATAAACCAAGTTTTAAAGATCCACCTCCTGAAGTGACATATTTTGCGTATAAGAGGATTAATCATTTTAATGAAATATTAACACAATTTCAAGGGAAAGAGACAACAGAAATACCACCAGAAGTTTTTGATAAAATATTAATAGAAATAAAAAAAGAAAGAATATCAAATATGGCTAAACTAACACCCGCGAAAATAAAGAATTATTTAAGAAAATTAAGGTATAATAAATATTATGAGCATAGTGTTCATATATTAAATAGATTAAATGGATTACCACCTCCAATATTGAGTCCAATATTAGAGGAGAAATTAAGATATATGTTTAAAGAGATACAAGCACCTTTTCAAGAAGTATATCCGAAGGTAAATAAACAAAGGAAGAATTTTTTATCGTATTATTATGTATTACATAAATTTGTAGAATTATTGGGATTAGATGAGTTTAAATATTGTTTTCCATTATTAAAGAATAGGGAGAAATTATATGAACAGGATTGTATATGGTCAGGAATATGTAATATATTAGGATGGGAATTTAGAAGGTCAATATAAGGAAATAAAAAATATAATATTATAATTTTTTTTCATACCAATTATATTTATCACTTAATATATCTAAAATATAAGCAGTAATCCAACCGATAGCAAAAAATACATTATCACCTAATATATTGATAGAACTATCAGCTTGATATTTACCACCAGGCCATTTGAATAAACCAGGATTAATGATCCAATTTTTAATAATTTCCATACCAAATTTAGTATTTTCAATCCATTCAAAAATAGCATGAATAATTAAAGCAATAAGGAAAGGTATATTCCAAAAATAAGCAATAGTTCCAACAGAAAAATGTAAAAGACTAAATTGATCAGCGAATCTATAACTTACAACCATGATTATAAGAAGATTTAATTTAATATATATTAAATTAAAATAAAATTAAATTGAATTAAAATAGATTATTTACATTTATAATTATCAATAACATCAATCTTATTACAAATACTATTTATATCATTAGGATTACAACCACAAAAATCAAATAAATAATAATTCATTAATTTTTTTAAATTAATATTTTTATGTATGTTTGGTAAATAGATAACATTTTTAAATATATCAATAAATTCATTATTCTGATTATAAATATCAGTGCATTGAAATATTTGACCTAAAGAGATATTATAAATAAGATTTAAGGTTTCTTTAGAGATTTTATTAGAATCAGTAGCTAAACCTTTTTCATTTATTTTTATACGTTGATAAATATTATTAAGATTTTTTAATAGTTTATAAATTTTTAGATAATTAAAGAAATAATCATTAGTTGTTTTATTATCTAAATTTAATAATCTTTTATCATTATTATTAGTTTTAATATTAATAGAATAGTAAAAATCAGTAAAATTAATATAAGTTTGAAATAGATCAGCAGTAAAATTTAAATAAATAATTAATTTCAATGTAAAAAAGTAAGGAGATTTAGGATTAATTAATTTATCAGACATACAATTACCATATTTTTGAGAAATAATAAAAGGGAAAGTAATAAATAAATTAGTAGAAGATACATAAAAAGTATAATAATATAAAAGTTTAGTATATGGATAACAAGCACCATAATCGAGATTAAATTTAATAGGAAATAATCTAATTTTAGAAAAATCATTAGAAAAATCATAAATATTTTTTGTTAAATCAGTAACTATATTTGAATTTTGATAAGGATTCCATTTAAATGATGGTAATTTAATAATTTCACAATTAACTATTTCATTAGTAACTATATTAAATTTATATTTAGGATTAATAATTGTAGGTATAAAAAATGTTAAAATTTTAGATAAAGATTTACGATGACCAACTAAAATAATACTAAGATTATTTTTAGGTTTAATTCGAATAACAATTTTTTTAAGATAAAAAAGTATAGATTTAGTGTCAGCAGGTATAAATTGTTTATCACCAAATATATTTTCGTTATTATTATAAATTTCAGATGGTAATTCAAAAATATTATTCCAATCAGATAAAAAATCTTTTATTACTGTATCTCTTAAAACTTTTCTTTTAAAAATAGAATTAATTTTGTCACCAATATAAGTAGATTCAGTATTTCCAAGATCATTAGATAGTTGTGAATTATCATAAAGTTTAGATATAAATTCTGACCATTTTTTTCTAGTAGAATCTAAAGAAATAATTTCATTATCAGAAGTCTTAAAAATACTTTTTTTTTCATTAAGCCATGGAATAATCATAATTTTTTTTTTTTTACTTATATAATCTGGTAATAAATAATCAGGTAAATAATCAATAAAGGATAGAAAGACAGTTTGTTGGCTTCTAATTAATTCTGAAGCAAAAATTAAAATATCATTTTCGGAATAAGTAGGTGACTTAATAGATTTATTAATTCTTTGTTTTCTAAATTGATTTTGAAATCGATCAAAAATAAATTGATTAGAAGTAATATAATGATTATTATTACGATCACAAGCTTTTAAAAAATCAGAAGCATTTAAAGATTGCTGAACACCAATAGTTGATAAAGAAGGATCTGGAGCATATTTATTAATATTATTTTGATCTTTTTTTTTTTGTAAAAGAGATGAAGACTTAATTTTTAATTTATTTTTTTTTATAATATTAGCACAACTAGTTCCATGTCGTTGAAAAATAAAATTAACATCATATATATTATTAGTTTTTGAAGAATTTTTAGATTTTTTTATAGTATTATTAACATAAATACCATTTCTTATTTTTTTCATGCGTTGTTGTTCGGATAAAGATAATTTGTTTAAATAATTTTTATTATATTCTTGACGATAAATATTTCTTGATTTTTCTAAAGATTGTATTTTAATATTAATATTTTTAATTACTTTTGATGTGTTAGGTATTAGCATATTTTTATATTTCTCTTTTTTTTGTTTTAAATCAAATATTTGTTTATTAATACTAGTAACATTAATTGATGATGATAAACGTTTATTTAAATTAATTGAAGAATTTTTTATAGATGTAGGTTTATTTTCTAATTTATCTTGAGAAGAATTTGTTTTTAATGAAGGTTCTTTTTTTAATTGAGATTCACTTTTAAATAAAGATAAAATCTGTCCCATAATATAAAATATATAAATAAAAAATAAAAATGAAATAATAAATTAAAATAAACATTATTATAGACAAATTATTAATGTTATTAATAGAAGAATTAATAAAAATTTATAATAATACATTAAAGAATAATAAGAAAAAATGGTTAAAAGAAATAATAAATAGTATAACAAGAAGTTATATATCAACAGTAACTGTATGGAATGCAAGAGAGAGATGGTTAGCGAATAAATATTATATAATATGGAAATTAAATGTAAAATATAAAAATAATAATTATAAAATATTTACATTAGAAAATTATGGGACATGGGCGAAAGTAGTAGATGTATATGATGGAGATACGCTTAAAGTTTTATTAAATTTTAGAGGAAATATAGATAAATGGGTAATAAGAATGAATGGTTATGATAGTCCAGAGATGAAACCATTAAAGAGTAAATTTGATAGAGAAAGAGAAATAGAATTAGCTATAATAGCACGGGATAAATTAAAAGAGAAGACAAGAGGAATAATATATATAAAGATCGTAGGATTTGATAAATATGGAAGATTATTATCAGATGTATATAATGAAGGATGTCATATAAATAAATGGATGATAGATAATGGTTATGGTTATTCATATCATGGAGGTAAGAAGAAGTAAAAATATTTGATAAAACTTTAGTAATAATATAAAAATTTAGTAAAAAATTTTTATATGATAAAAAGAATAATAAAAAATATTTTATTTATTTACATAGTTTAGAGTAACCAATAACACCACAAAGGATACGTTTTCCAGAATGACCAGTAGTAAGGCTATCATCGTGGTTACCTTTACCGAGATCATCTTCATCTTCATGAATAATAAAGCTTCTACCGATAACTGAGTATTTTCCTCTAAGTTTGATTAATTTATCAGTAATATCGATAGTAGAGATACCTTTAGAATTAGCGATAATATTACCAAGATCACCGACGTGTCTTTCTTTATCATTTAAGCCTCCATGTTTTTTATTGAAAGGGTTATAATGAGCACAAAGAGAGTTACAACCATCAGAAAGATCACCAGATTCATGGATATGGAATCCATGTTTTCCGGGATTAAGTCCTTCAATAATACCGAATATTTTGGTATGATTTTTATCAATTTCAATAAGATGGATAGAACCTTTAAGATTTTTATTAGAATTAGATTGTAAAACACAAATAGCTTTAATAGGATTAGATATTTTATTATTATTGACCATAAACAATATAATATATAAAAGAATAAAATAAAATAAAAAATATAAATAATAATTCATAAAAATGTATATATATAAAATAGAAAATAATAATAATAAATGAGTTGCTTATTTAATAGTTTGCAATATTTTATAAAAGATAAGTCTAGTTATGAGATAAGACAGATGATATGTGATTATTTAGAGAATAATAAACCGATAATAGATGGTTTAGAGACTAAATTCATTTTAGAACTAGAGAGTAATAATTATATAAATAATATGAGAGATCCTAGTGTATGGGGAGGAGCGATAGAAATACAAGTAGCATGTAATATATGGTGTTATAATATAAAAGTAAGGAATTATAGAGATATATTAGGGAAAGTAATAGAATTTATACCAATAAATAATAAAATAGATAAAAATATAGAATTAGAATGGACAGGTGGTCATTATGAACCAGTAAGAAAATAAATAAATAAAAAATAGAAATATATAATATATAAATTTAATTTAAGATGCCAGAAACAGAATATAATAAATGTAGGAATAGGGTGATAGAATCACATATGAAGAGTTATGAGAAGGGTAAATTAAAGTCAAGGAGTGGTAAAAAGGTAACATCAAATAAGCAAGCAATAGCGATGTCATTATCGATAGCAGATAATAAATGTGAGAAGAAGATGGGTAAAGTAGATATAGAGGAGATGATAGAGAAAGTAGAAAGTTTTATGAAGGAAAATATGAAGAATAAAAAGATATTAAAAAAGAGTGATTTAAAACGGTTTAAAGAGTATATAAGAATGAATAAAAAAAAGAATGAGATAATGAGAGCAATGAGAGCAGAGAATTTTGTATTAAGGAGATTATTGGAGACAAGATGTATAAAAAATTTAGATGGATTTACAATAGAGCAAATAGATTTTGATTAAATTTGTATATAAAGATGCTTTTTAGAAAATTTAAACATATTTTTAATTTTTTTTATTTAAAATAATAAAAAAATATATGAAAAAAAGTATTTAAAGACAATTTGTTAATATTTAAACGTATTGATAAATTTTTTTATTTAAAATAATAAAAAAATATATGAAAAAAAGTATTTAAAGACAATTTGTTAATATTTAAACGTATTGATAATTTTTTTTATTTAAAATATATATGAAAATATATGAAAAAAAGTATTTAAAGACAATTTGTTAATATTTAAACGTATTGATAAATTTTTTTATTTAAAATATATATGAAAATATATGAAAAAAAGTATTTAAAGACAATTTGTTAATATTTAAACGTATTGATAAATTTTTTTATTTATATGAATAAAAATATTTATATAATTATTGCAAATTTTTAATATTTTTCATAATATTGGTATATTATTTTTGTAAATGCATCCAATCCAAATACATTAAAAATATTTATTGGTTTATCTTCTAAATCTAATGGACCTGATCCTATTGATTTTATTAATAATAATATTACTATAACACTTTGTAAAATAAATGGTATTAATGCACGATTAAAACCTGATTGTGGTAAATTTATATCATGTTTCTTTAAATCATTCATGAATAATTCTGAAATATAATCTGATGATTTTATTTTTAATCCTACTAATACTATTATTATAAATACAAATATATATCCTATTACTTTATTTATTGATAAACCAGAACTACATATGATTAATAAATTTATTATTATGGATATTAATGTTAATATTAACATTAATTTAGTCATATACATTATATTGAATAAAACAGTTGGTATTAAAAATGCTAACAATAATAAATACATAATTGGAATACTATTGTTTCTCATATCAAATAAACTATTACCATTCTTAAAATTTAATATCATATAAAATACTAAAGTTAGTATTAATATCGGTATTAATGTATATCCATATATATTCGATATACTCTCTAAATTTATACTTCCTGAACTATTTATTGTTTGTTTTAAATTTTTATCCTTATTTGAATCTGATCTAAAAGCTAATATTACATTATTCTGTATTATTCCTACTGCTATTGCTGATCCTAATAATAAAAATAATAAATATACATATCCTAATATTTTATTTTCACTAAATAAGATTGAATGTATATTAAATAATCCTATTACAAATAAAATTATCATTAATACAAACATAAATATATATTCACTCCATTTAGATTCCTCTATTAAATTATTATCATTCCTATACTCTGATGAATACCTATATCCAAAATTATCAAATAAATAATAATATATCTGAAAGATTTTCTGAGATTTTTCTACTTTTTCATATGGTGGTCCTACTGGTTTTAATTCTTTATCTGTCATTAATGCTGTTACTTCTCCACATAATCTTTGTTTTAAAGCTGCTTGTAATATCTCTTTTTGCTGATCAGAATTTACTGATGATGAAAACTCATCTACTATTTGTGATATACTTTTACAATTCATTCCATTTCTTGCATTACATAATGTATCATTAATTAACTCATTACATTTATTTTGACTAATTGTATCTGATATATCATTACAATAATTTTTATCACAATTACCATTATTTTCTCCATAATATTTATTTAATATTTCTTGATTTTTTATCATAATTGGTAATTCATCATCTACTAAAGAACTTCCTATTTGTAATGCTTGTAATTTACCTAAATTTTCTCTTAAATTATAAGCCATTATATTTATATAATATTATATAATAATATTAGATAATTAAATATTATATTTTTTTACTTTCTTCATATTATATTATTAATTTATTTATTCTTCAGTTTTCATTTTATCATATTTTTCTTGTAATATTTTTACTGCATATACTATATTTATTATTACTATTGAAACTAATATTAATACAATAACTCCAAATCTTATTTTATTTACAAGATCACTATTATATCCTAATGATGGTAATATATTAACTATATATGCAACTATTAAAAGAATAGTTACTGCTATTACTGTTGGTGATAATAATTTTACAAATTCATTTGAAAATAATAATAAGAAATACATTACCAATCTACTTATTACATCCAAACCTGTTTTACAATCTGTTATTGTGCTAAACTTCTTTGAATAATCTGTTGTAAATAAACCTTCTAAACCTTCTGTTTCATAAGCATAATTTGTTACATCTATATCACCTAATTTTGTTAATATATCTGTAAATATTGATGTTAATATAAATACCCATTTCTTTATTGTTCCACCTCCACCTCCTAATATTCCATCTCCATTAAATTCTTTTAATATATCTCTATCTTTATCCTTTAAATAATTTATTATAAAATATATCATTGCTAATAAAATAATTGTTTGGACTATTCTATATAAATTTTTATTTAATATTAAATTTTGATCAACTGTTCCTAAATTACCTATAATACTTAATGTTAATATACCTAATATTGCAGCTATTGCACATACTATTATTACTGTTTTCTTTCTATCTCCTAAGAAATTAATAAATATATCAAATATTAATGTTATAAAACATATTAATGCTATTGCTATAAAAACAACAGCTAATATAATAAATACTCTATGATTATCAGGATTTTGTTTTAATATTACAGTGGATGCTAATATTATATTTACTAAACCAAATAATAATATTGTTAATGATATTATACTTATTAATACTAATATGAAAAATGGAAAAGTAATATTAATCTTTAATAAACTAAATATTATAAAAGTTAATAAAGCTCCTAATAATATTTGACTATATAAACTCTGAACTAAATTATTTGTTAAATAATATGCATATCCTAATTTTGAATTATCATAATCATATCCTAATAAATTCTTATATTTCTCATCTAATGTATCATAATTAAATGGAACATATGATTTTATAATATATATTATAAAACTAATGATTACTACTAATGATATCCATACATTATAATCTTTTATATAATCCATAAATCCACCTCCTACTTTTGGTTTATTCTCTTTTTCTTCTAATTTTTTATACGGATTATTATTTACTCCTTCACCACCAGTTTGATTAGATTCTGTTTGAGTTGGATTAGATTCTGTTTTAGTTTGATTAGATTCTGTTATAGTTGGATTAGATTCTGTTTTAGTTTGATTAGAATTATTATTATTACTTTTTGGAAATGTAGGCATTTTATATAATATTCTTTTATCTATTTCACAGTCACATTTACAATCATTTAATGAAAATTCTCTTGTTGGTCCCAATATTGGATTAAATTCTTCTATTAATTCACTAGATAATATACCTAATTTATCTGTAAATTTTAATCCTTTATCATTAATTTTATCATATTTTGCAGATTTACAATAACAATTACAATCTTTTTGCTTTCCTATACTTTTTAATCTAAATTTTACTTCTAAATCTGGTTTATTTGGTTTATTATCATTCTTTATTATTTCTCCTTCTTGATATGGATATTGTAATATTTTTTTATTTTTACAATATTTTGTTACATTATTTTTTTTATTATTATTAATATTTATACTTTCTCCTTCTTCTACCATTTATTTCTAATTCAAAAATGATATATATATATTATTATATATATATAAATTATTATTTATTTGAATTAAACATTATCTATTAGTTTATTAGATTTTTTTTATTAAATTAGTTTATTAATTTAATTACTCTTCCAATACCTTTTGTTTTACCTTCTCTAAAAATAAATATATCACCTTCTTCAATATATTGAGATCTAAAAGAAAATTCTAATATAACTCTAACTCTATCACCACCTCTTATAGCTTCTCCTGGTATTTGAATAAATCTAGCTGATTGCATCACATTCTTTACATTTAAAACTGGTTGATAATTTGGTCTTATAGTAGTTGAATGATCATTTAATATTAATATATCACCTTCAAATCTATTTGTTAAACTTTTTACTGTGTTTGTTATTATAAGACCTTTTTTTAATCTATTTCTTCTCATATCTAATTTTTTATTATTTGGTCTTATACATAAACATCCAGATTCTCCAGATTCTAAACTATCTGTAAATGTTCTAAAATTATCATGTATTGTTCTTACAGTTATTTCTTCAAATTTTCCAAATATTGGACCAATTAGTAATTTATCTCCTTTTTTTATTTTTCCTTTATTCATTTTACCAGATACAACTACACCAACACCTTTTATTAAATATTGATCTTCTACGTAAAAAATAATTTCATTATTATTATTAATATTATTATCAATATTATTCCAATTAAATCTTGGTTCTAAATCAATAATATGATTTCTTAATAATTCAATATTATATCCAGTTTTATTTGAAACTTTTATATATGGAATTTTATCAGTTATTTTATTTTCAGTTATATTTAAATTATTTTCAGTTATTTCATAGAGTCCATTAAATTTATATTTTTTTATTAATGAGTTAATATCATTGATAGTATTATTTAAAACATTTTCTGGAGATATATCAATTTTTGTAATAATAATAATAATAGGAATTTTTAAGGATAATGTTAATAATAAATGTTCTTTAGTCATTCTACTAACACCCATATTTGCACCAACTAATATTAAAGCATAATCAATTAAACCAGAAACTAATCCTCTCATAGTTGTTTTTAAATATTTTTCATGACCGGCTAAATCTATTAAAGTTATATATTTCTTTTCATCTATTTTTAAATAAACATGATTTATACTTGATGTTCTTCCTGTTTCTTTTTCATGTTGATGTTTCATAATTAAACTTCTAGCATAACCTCTACCATCATCCAATACATTATTTGATAAAACTGATATCAATGAACTCTTACCACTATCTACATTTCCTACAATTGCTAATCTTATCTCTATATTTTTTTTATTTATTTTAATTTCATCTTCTATTATTGACATATTTTATTAAAAATATATAAAATATTATCTTTATATATTTTATTTTTAATTCTTTATTTTTTATTTAATTTTAGTATTTTTTAATTATTAAAGAGTTTATAAAGCACCAGCACCGGGGAAACCAACGAGGTTAAAGCCGGTTCCTAAACCGATACCAGAACGGAGAGCACCAGAAGATTCTGGAAGATAGTTGTCAAGGAGAGCCATAGTAGCAGCAGCAGTGAGTGATACTAAAACAATATTTTCATAGTTCATAGTCTTACCACTACGTTGAGCCATTAAAAATAAAGTAAAAGCAACAACAACACCAATAATAAGATAGCGTAAAGTTCTACGAGCTACCTCACCTAAATCAAGATTACCCATCATTTTATTATTTATATATATAATATTATTAAGAAAATATTTTAATTAAATTGTTCTAATATAATTATAAATAAAAATTTATTTAAAAAATAATTAATTTAAAATGATTCACATTATTTATTTAATTAATAAAAGTATATAAAGACTATTATATAATATTTAATATATTTATAATGGACGATACAGATAATCAAGGTTTTTTAGAAGCTGATAATCCAATTCCTGGTCAAAATTATGTTTGTTTATCATTTTTATCACCAGAAGCAATTATTCAAAATAGAGAAGTATTTTTTGTAAAACATTTTCTCAATGATTTATTGAATGATAAAAAACGTTTATCAAGTTTATCAGAAAAAACAGATCCTTTAACATATGATAATGTTGTAGATATGTTTGAAACATTCAAAATTAATAATGAAGAGAGAGTAATGGAAGAATTTGAAAAAACAAATGATTTTAAGACATCTATGAGAGGAATTAAAGTTAGAGGCGTATATGATACGTTAAAGGAAGCACAGGTTAAGGCTAAATTATTACAAAAAAAAGATCCATTATTTCATGTATTTGTTGGACAAGTTGGATATTGGTTACCGTGGGACCCAGAACCGTATAAAATAGCAAATAATGAATATTGTGATGAACAATTGAATGAGATGATGAAGAGATATAAAGATAATAAAAATTATAAGGATATGTTATTTGAAGAAGATAAAAGAAGTCGTATTAATGAGGCTAAGAAGAATTCTAATCAAAATAAAACATCAGATGAAGTTTCAAAGGATCAAGAGAAAATTAAAGAAATACATGAAATTGTTGATGAGAAACAGAGTATTTTCAGAGAAAAACAAGAATCAAATGATCAGGGTTCTAGCAATAATGATCCATTAGGAGTAAATTCTCAATTTTCTGATCCATGGATGGCTAGAAAGATGGCTCAAGATAAAGAAAATAATGTAAAAGAAGTATAAAGATTCTTGATATGATTTGAATAAAATAAAATAATAAAAATAAATATATTATAATATAATATATTTATACATGAGAAGTGTTATATTATTATTAGTAATTATAGGAATTATATTTATAGCAGTTGGTTATATAAAATCGAATCAGTCATGTCCTCCACCAATAGTTCAATATAGATATTATCCAAGAACATTTGAGGAAGAGCAAACAAATCCAGTTCCAGTTAGTGCAATATTTGGTAAAATGTTTAATAATGCAGATGCATGGGAAGATAGAAATGGTTTATTATATATTCCAAGAACTAAACAAATATCTAATTTATATGATTCTCAATAAATTTTATTCATATTTTCCTACACCTTCGTAAAATTCTGTTTGTAATATTTCTCTAATATCTGTTTCTATTATTTCATCTTGATCAATTATTAAATAAAATAAATATTTATTAATATCATGAATACTAATTGAATTATTTAAATTTTTTAAAGATATAATCTCATTTTTATTATTAATTGATAATTTAATTTTTTTTAAACTTTCTAAGTAATATAAAATATATATTAAATCATTTTTCCATCTTTGATAACTAAAATATTTAAAAAATTTTAGACTTAATTTATTAATATTAATTTTTTTGTCATGATTATTATCTAAAGATTTTAGGAATAAATTAAGATTATTTAATAATTTATTATTATTTAATAATTTAATAGATAAACCGATTTCAAGGCTTTCTTTATTTATTTTAGGTATATTTAAATATTTTTCTAATAAAATATTTCCATTTAATAATAAAGCACTATCAGATTTATAGTATTTATTATGTAATTCATTAACAATGGTTTGAAATACATGATAAGAATTTAAATTATTAACTTTTATTTTTAGTCCTAAATTTTTTCTTAAATCATTTAAATAAGATTTCTTGATATTATATAACCATCCATTTAACATAATACCATGCATAGCATCAATCCATCCTTTATTATCATATACATAGTCATTTAATTTTAATTTATAACTATTTTCTACAATATATGATATTATTCTACATAATGATCTCATATGAGTTAAAGGGATATTATCAAATATTCTTAATTCAACACCATTTCCTATAGTCATACCTATACCACTTTCTCTATGCCAAGGTCTTTCAGGATCTCTAGAACCAAATGTTCTAAAATCACTACTAAAACCACTTACAGCACCTGGTTCTTTTTTTTTCAATGATTCTGATAATTTATTACATAAATTAACTTTATCAGATCCATCAAATTTCAAACCTTTTCTCCATAATGGTTTAGCAACAGCATATCTACCAATACCACTATTAAATTTTCTAACATCACTTCCAGCAAAATTTCCCCAACCTATTCTACCAACTCTAAAGGAACCTTTAATTTTCTTTTTAGAACTTCCAATAGATTGATCATCACCTGAAAAATAAGCGGTCATTAAAAGAGGTTCTATCCATTGAACCATATTAGCAAAATTTTCATGTTTATAAATAAATTCTTCTAAACTAATATTTTGTTTATATGGTAATGTAATAGTTATATGAAAACTTCCTAAATAATCTTGATATGAATCTTCTCTTAATAATAATTTATTATTTTTTATATCTTTAATAAGTTTTAAATGACTACTCATACCATAATTAAATCTTTTAATATCATATGTAAAATTTGTTAAATCCCCAAATCTTTTTCTCATAATATTTTTAAATAAATATTCTCTAAAAAATAATTGATTAATTTGGAAATTGAAAGTTCCTAAGATATTTAATTTATCTTTTATTTTTTTACCTTTTTTATATTTTTCAATGATATCAACAATAGGTCTATCTGTTACAAATTCAGGCATATTTTCATAATCATTTTTATAACCTGGTAAAGGTGATAATACAACTTTACCATCACATATTCTACCGGTAGGTTCATAAGGAATATTTTTAAAAAAATTATATAAAACATTAGCGGTTTGATCAGTAATTTTATTATTTTGGTAAATTTTTTTAATTTTATCAATAGATAGATATTCTTCATAAAACATTTTGGTAGGAGCAATAATGAAATGATTTAAAATAGGTATTTCATTATCATTATAATTTTTATTATCATTATTATTATTTAAAAATATTTTTGGATTTTTTAATAAAAAAAATTGAGTTTCATGTTCTAAACCAATACCGAATTTATAATCTTTATATTTTTTATATATTTTATATAAATCTTTTTTTGTTAAATCTTTCTTCTCTTTTTTTATTGTATCTTTATTTAATTTCTTTGTTTTTTTATTATTTTTAACAGTCATATATAATATATTAATAATTACTTTTTTTCGTTATATATATTATTACGAAAAAATATAATAATTATATTAATTTTTTAACATTAAAAGTATATCTATTTTTTTTACCGATATTATTAATATCAATTTCATCATCTTCATCACCATCTTTATCAAAATGATCAGAACTGTATTGCCATAGAAGAGGGGAACCGATTCTAAAATCGGGATGTTGTTCAGCTTTATACCAGAATACTTGTTCATCGAGACGGTTTGATTTAGCAGCATTATGAATAACTAAACATTCAAAATTTTCGGTGCAATTATCCATAACAATATTAAATGCATCAAAAGTAGGAAACATACCAGCATAATGTTCATAAATTCTTCTTCTATTAGAGGTAGTATTTTCTCTTAAAATAAAAACATAATCAATATTGGTTCTTAAATTAGGAGGAATACCTAAGGGGAATTGCATAGTTAAAATAAAAGTAATTTTGACATGACGACCATTCATAAAGATATATCTCATATTTTTATCTTTAGCCCAATCATTATTATAAAGACAATCATCAAAAATAAGGAATGCTCTAGGATCAACATCAGGACCGTATGTTCCTTTATTAATTTTGGAAATAATATCTTTTTGTCTTTTAACAACATTATGTAATAATTTAGGACTAAATTCATCATGAATAAAGAGAGGTGGAACAAAATCCCCATAATATTTATTAGCTCCTTCAGTAGGTGATACAACAGTTCCAACAGGAACATCTCTTTTATGATATAAAAAATCTTTAGTTAGGACGGATTTACCAGTATTTCTTTTTCCAATTAAAACAATAATTTGATTATCTTTAATAGATGCCATATTAAATTTTTTTAATTGTAATGTCATTTTATTTTTAAAATATACTATATATTATACTATATTTTTATTATAATATATTTTATCTTATTTTTTTACTAATTATTAATTAAAACTTAGGTAATCCTGTATTTATATCATCTAAATCGATTCTCATATTTGAATTATTACCTCCCACTAAATTTTTTAATTCATCTTTCTTATTTAAAATAAAAAAAACTAACCAAATAATACCAAAACTAATAATAAATAATCTAATATAAAACCATTTATGTTTATTTTTACGAATAGTATCAAAAAGTTTATTATCTAAATATACTAATATTGTAATTATAATTGCTCCAATTATTGCATAAATTATTTCTAACATATTTTATATTTTTTATTAATATTTTTACTACCTATAATTAAACTTATTATTAAATTTATTTATATATATTTTCTATAATATTTTAACTATATTTTGACAAATATTTTTATATGAACTATCCATATGAAAATAATTTACATTTTTTTATTATTATTAATAAAAAAAATTTGCGTATATATATAAACTTTTTGTTAAAACAGGCTTTTTAAAAAAAAGCCTTACCCAAAAATAAAGTTTCTTTAAATGCGTTTTTTATAAAATAATAATAATAAAATTTTTATATATTTTTTATAAATTTTTTACATATATTTAAACAAATATTTTTATATGAACTATCCATATGAAAATAATTTAACTTTTTTTATTAAATAAGTTTTTAATAAAATTTAGGCTTTTCTCTATGAGAACTCTTCTTTATCTTCTTAATAA